GCTGAATTAAAAGCGGCGTTTGTTTCTTATCAGAATTTAGATAACTTTGTTACTGGTATTTTTGAAGCTCTTTATAACTCTGCTGAAGTTGATGAGTATTTATACATGAGAAAGCTAATCGATGAGTTTTACGCAAAAGGCTTCTTCCATCATGTAAAAGTAGAAGCTCCTACTGATGAAGCTTCGGGGAAAAAATTAGTAAAGAAAATCCGTGCAACGGCTCGTAAATTAACACTTGGTATGGGTTCTCGTAAATATAATCACACAGGCGTACATACTCGATCAGAAATTGAAGGTCTACATTTATTTATTACGGCTGATACAGAAGCGGAAATTGATGTTGAAGTTTTAGCGGCAGCATTCAATATGGGCAAAGCTGATTTCATGGGTAAAGTAACGGTTATTGATGAATTTGCTGATCCGACAATACAAGCGGCTCTTGTTGATGAAGATTGGTTCATGTGTTACGACAATAACATTGAAATGACAAATGTGTATAATGCAAAAGGTTTATACTGGAATTACTTCTACCATGTATGGCAAACTCTTTCTTGCTCAACTCTTGAGAATGCGGTTGTATTTAGTACGGCTGATGCACCAACACCAACAGAACCAAAAGCAACAATTGATCCAAAAACTGCTAGTGTAAAAGCTGGTGAATCAACAACATTTTCTGGAACAACTGAAGGTGAAGGAACAGTAACTGAAAAGAAATTTGAAGTAACAGGTGGAACAAAAGCAGGAACAAAAATTGATTCTGCAACAGGTAAATTAGATGTTGATGCAACTGAAGAAGCAGGAACAGATAAATTAACAGTAACATTCTCTGCTAAAGTTGGGGAAACAGTTGTTTCTGATACTGCAAAAGTAACTGTGACTGCTCCCTAAGATTCCCAAACCAACAATTAATCCTGTTTCAGTAGGTGAAAATATTCATGTTACTGGAACAGGTATTCCTAACTATTGGATTCATTTAAAACATGAACAAGTTAGTGGTGGAGGATCGGGTGATGTCTTCCAAATTGAAGGTGATGGGACTTATAGAAGTTTAAACACTTTAATTCATGTTTCTATAGGAGATATTATTAAAGTTGCTCAATCAAAATATGAATTTGACAATGAAAATTTATGGTCAGATTTCGAAATGTATGAAGTGAAATAGAAAGGAGCGTCTAAAATGGCAGTCGTACCAGTTAGTGGGAGCAACGTCTTTTTTAAAAAAGGCGTTCCCTTTTCTAATGATTATAAAAATACAAGATGGTTTGACAATAGAAATGATCAATTTGTTTATTTCAGTGGAAGACCGACTGTTCATTCTATGGGAGAAGTAACGTTTGTAGAAAATAATGGAAAATCTTATGTTTCAGCAGATGCAAGTATTGATAGTTTACGTGATGTTAGCTATATGATGTTTCAGAATGCTGAATACAATAACAAATGGTTTTATGCTTTTGTTACAAAATTAACACGAAAAAGTAGTTCCACTACTCATGTATATTTTGAAATCGATGTCTTACATACTTGGATGTTTGAAATGAAATTCCAACCTTCTTTTGTGGTGAGAGAACATTGTCCTTTATGGAATAGTGATGGAAGTCCTGTTGTAAACACAATTGATGAGGGACTTAATTACGGTTTAGAATATGATGATGTGTATTTGAACCATTATGTGCCGAATAAAGGTATTAAATGGATGGTTGTTATTGCAAAAGAATTAATGCATGGAACAAATGCTAAAAAATCAGAGGCAACTTATACAGGTATTGCGCAACCATTTAGTTATTATATTTTACCTTTTACAATAGATGGAGAAGGAATAAGCTATATGCAAGGTGAAGAAGATAGTCCATTAGCTACCCCTGAAAAGTTTTTAACAGAAATTTATGGTTTAGAAGGTGCTACAAATAATATTGTTTCTATCTTTATGACTGAAAGTATTGGTTGCCCAATTGAAGTAAGAGGTGGGGGAGAACTACCTTTAAATATAAGATTCACTGAAAGCGATCAGAAATTTGAGTACACATCTATTGGTGAAGCTGGAAAACAATTATATGTGTTATATGTAAAAGATGTTAAACGTTTTAAAACAGAAACATTTACATTGGGTTCACGTTATGATGGTATCCCTAGTTATTCAGAAAGTAAGTTATATATGTATCCTTATACTTTATTAACAATGGATGATATGAAAGGTAATCATTCTACTTATAAATTAGAATACATTTATCAATCAAACTTGAATCTAAATTTAAAGGGAAGTATTGGAACAAGTAACAATGTTACATATTCTATTCAAGATTATAACAATAAAACAGAATCTACGAATCATTTAGATAATCAATATGGAATTGTAAATATTAACCCAAATGATATACCTGTTATTACAGAATTAATTTCAGCTTACTTGCAAGGAAATAAAAACTCATTAGAAAACCAAAAACAACAAATTATTTTTAATGGGGTTGCTGGTGTTGGTCAAAATATTTTAGGTGGAGCAAGTTCTGTTATGCAAGGTGGAGCAGGTGGAATCATGGGAGCGGCACAAAGTGGTGTTTCCGCAGTTAAAGGCGCAGGTAATACTGTATTAGCTTTACAAGGATTAGAAGCGAAACAACAAGATATTTCAAATGTTCCTCCACAATTAAATAAAATGGGATCAAATAACTCTTATAGTATGGGACATCGTTATGATGGTGTAACATTAATTAAGAAAACTTTAAAACCTGAATACAGAAGAAAACTAGAAGATTTCTTTAAAATGTTTGGCTATAAAAAGAATGAAGTTAAACTACCGAATTTTCATACAAGACAAAATTGGAATTATGTTGAGACAAAATCTTGTAATATTGTTGGTGATTTTAATACAGAAGACATGAATGAGTTGAAATCGGTATTTGATAGAGGAATTACTTTATGGCATACAAATGATGTTGGAAATTATTCTTTAAGCAATGAGGTGATATGATGTTTAATCAAATTAGTATGTATATGAATCCAAATCAGATACAAGAGAATGTTGGAAATTTCTATTATTGGCATTATGCTAAATATTTAAGTCAACTTACATTCCAGTTATTTGAGTGGGAAAACTTGCCTGACACAGTTGATCCTCGTTATATGGAAATGATGATTCATACACATGGTTATGTTGGTTTTTATAAAGATAAAGATTTAGGATATATGGCGGTAAATGGAACAGCTGGTACACATATTAACCGATATTTACAACCAACTAAGTTTACAACGGCAACACCTGATTATGAAAATCGTAAATTTGAAATTTATAATTTTGGAGACAATCTTGAATTAATGGATAGAGATAAAACAGGTGTAGTTGTTTGGAACAATGATTTGCATATTCCTACTATGGATAGTGTGATTATGTTCGCTAAAAAATTAGCAAATGCAATGGAATTAATTGATATCAATTTAAACGCACAGAAAACCCCAGTATTGATAAGCGCTGAAGACACAAATAAATTTTCTCTTATGAATATCTATAACCAATATGAAGGAAATGCTCCTGTCATTGTTGCAAATAAACATTTTGATCCTAATTCTATTAAAGTGTTTAAAACAGATGCTCCATTTGTTGTTGATAAAATTAATGACC